TGACGGCGACGAGTTTGGGTGGCATACCCAGCCAGGGCGCGTGCGCGTGGAACAGGACTTCGGAGATGACGAGTTCGGCGAGGGCTCGGGGGAGGTTTCGGCGGGCCAGGGCGACGGCTTCGGCGGCTGTGTACATGCCGCGGACGCGGAGCTGTACTTCTTCGCTGAGCTTTGGCCGCAATCCCTCGCGCAGCTTTGGCCGTGCAGTCATGCGGGATCATTGATGGTGCAAGCTACGTCGGGTTCTGGGCAGTTGCATCGGGGATAGGTACAGCTAGTTCCAATTTTTGGATTAGGTTGCACAGCTTGTGGCCAATCTATATCCTTAAATGGGAACGGCTTTGTCAGGTATTGCATCATCAGCAATCCCTCTTTGGTCGGCCGGAAGTAGCGCCGACGTGGCCCACCATGCCCCTTCGCTTCCTCGGGATCTTCGTGTCGGTCCTCTAGCCAACCGTGTTCGAGCCACCGAAGCAGCATCGGATGCACAACTCCGCTAGAGATTTCCAGTGCGTGAGTAATTTCCCAACTGTAGTGCCATGCCGTGGGGTCGGCTGCGAAGTATTTTGCAACCGCTAACTGTGTATTGGTGCGTCTGATCACGCCCTTATTATAGCTATCTAGAGTAAGAGTGTCAAATAAATGGATGTAATGCATAATCCCCGCGTCACGACAGTTGAGTGGGAAAACTTACCTGAAGATGTGAGGGCAACTCCCAGTGGCAGCACTCTCGTTTGTGATTGCGGTCTGTGGATACACGGCTCGGCTGAATTGGTTAGTCAAGCGTACATGGATCACATTAAGGTTACGGACCCGGCTTTATACGATTTGCTCGTGGCTCAAGACGAAGGTAACGGACCCTAATGTCCTCGAAATTGGGTTTGTGGGTGTCGGGCTTGCCGGTATTGGTGCGATATTTTGGCCTGCTGCTCTTATTCTTTGTGGGATCTTGGGTGTCCTCGCGTGCGAACGGTCCTCTCAAAGACGCGATGAACGAATCATTGCTAACCGGCGGTTAAGGCAGGTGGCATGAGTTTATTCGGGTTGTTCGAGCGTCGGAACGTATTGGACAACCCTGCCATTCCGTTGACCTCGACGGCTCTTCTCGATGTTTTAGGTGAAATGCCGTCAGATTCCGGTGTTCGGGTTACCGAGCGTACGGCGCTGACGCTTTCCTCCGTGTATCGGTGTGTGACCCTGATTTCATCGGTATGCGCTTCACTTCCGCTACATATTTACAAAAATGAAACGCTAGAAAAATCAGATTCACAGCTTTTACAGAATCCACACCCAGAACTAACGCCCTATGAGCTGTGGCGCAGCACTTATGCTTTTCGGTGCTTATGGGGCAACGCTTACCTACAAAAAATACGGGATAGCGTCGGCCGTGTTCAGCAGTTGTGGCCGATTCATCCCGAAAGAGTGCAGGTAGGGCGGGCTCGGCCGATCGATTTGAACCCGTCAGGCAAGATTTTTAAGGTTACCGATGATACCGGCAAAGAGCATGCGCTGACATCCCGTGAAATTCTACACATCCCGCACCTCGGGTATGACGGAATTACAGGAGTTTCACCTATTAGGCTCGCCGCACAAGCTGTAGGGCTGTCTCTGGCAGCCGAAAAATACGCTGCAAAGCTGTTTGGTTCGGGAAACCTACTTTCCGGAGTGCTACAGACCGAGCAACGGCTACAAAAAGCTGACGCTGAGCGACTGCAAGAGCGCTGGAATAAGACGATGACCGGTCTGAACGCGGCTCGTAAGGTCGCCATTCTGGATTCGGGTGCAAAGTTCCAGTCATTGACCATGCCTAATGACGATGCCGAGATGTTGGCTACTCGGGAATTTCAGGTTCAGGAGATCAGTCGGTATTTCGGCATTCCTGGCTTCCTTTTGGGCGGCAGTCAGGGTAGAACTCCTAGCGCAGGTGCCGGGCTTGAGCAGGAAAGCCTTGGTTGGGTTATTTACGATTTGCATCCCACGTGGCTTGCGCCGATGGAGCAGCGAATTACAAAGGAACTCGTTAGCAACTCAATGTATGCTAAGTATCGGTTAGAGGGTTTGTTACGAGGCGACAGTCAGGCCAGGGCAGCGTTTTACACTGCTTTGTGGGGAATCGGCGTACTTAATCCTGATGAAATTCGTGAATTGGAAGACCGCCCGCCGATTCCTGGTGGCAAGGGTAAGGGCTATGTCCAGCCGTTGAATTACGCACCGTTGGGAACCTACCCGCAGCCTAACCAGCAGCCGAGTAATAAGACTGATCCCAATAATGATGGCGGTCAAAAAGGGTTTAAGCAACAGCTTGACCCGAAGTCACAAGTTCAATACCCGAATAATGGGCGCGTAGGGGCGAGACACTGATGGCCGCTAGTGGTTTTGAAGTCGTAACGATTAGTGAGGGCGATGCCTGATGCCGTGGCACATTGAAAAAGGCGGCGGAACGTGCAAACTCGACGAGTACGCCGTCATTAAGAACGCGGACGGTTCTACGGCTGGCTGCCATCCGAATCCAGACGCAGCAAAGCGTCAAATTGCGGCGCTTTATGCAAATGAAAAGCCGGGCAAAAAACGCGGACTGAGTACCGCACTTGAGGAGACACGTGCTCTTCCTGCCGATGTCGCAGGCATGGAGATCCGCTCTGCTGAGGACGAGTCCTCGGAAGATCGGTTTCATGGCTACGCTATGGTGTGGAATAGTCGAGCTGCTATTGGCGACCCCTACACGGTCGGCTTTTACGAGCAGTGCTCGCCGGGCATGGTCACGAAAACTCTTCGCGAGGGTGACCAACGGTTCTTCCTAGATCACAACCCGTTCTACATTGTGTCCCGACGCTCCGCAGGCACTCTCAGCCTCACTCCTGATGACCACGGCTTGGTAGTCGACTCGGCACTGGACGATCGCCTGTCGTACGTCCGGGATTTTAAGGCCAACGTTGATAATCGAAACATTACCGGCATGTCTTTCGGCATGAAGGTGGTTAAAGACAGCTGGGCGAAAGAGCGGGTGACCCGTAGTGACGGTCAAGATCTCGATGTTGAGGTCCGCACCCTGCTAGAGGTTCAGCTCGTAGAGGTTTCGGCTGTCACCTTCCCAGCGTACGGATCTACGCAGGCCTCCCTGAAGACTATTGCTACAGCTCTGCGCCAGCGCGGGGACTTAGAAGCTATCGAATGTCGGGCGCAGTGGTGTCCCGAACTATTCGAGATGTGCGGTATCGATCGTGATTTACGCCGGGTAACTATCGATCTCGGTAGTTCACAGCGGACAATCAATAACGAGTTCTTAACTGCCCTTCGTCACGAGGTGAAGAAGGCGCAAGACGAACTGAATAGGTCGGACGAGCCGGATACTACCACTCGTCAGGACCAAGATGGGCAAACCGAGCCGGTCGCGTCCACTCGGATTGATGGCCCGTCACCTTCTGATCGGCTTCGTGTGCTCTCTGCACGTTTCCATTTGCCGATTAGTTAACCAATTCATAAAAGCACCTGAAAGGACGCGAGCCTCATGGCTGACAGCGCTTTAGAACGTCTAGTAGATAAGCAAAACCGAATCTGGAATCGGATGCAGGATCTTCAGCGGCGAGCTGAGGCCGATGAAGGTTGGACTCAGGAAGACCGTAACAACTGGGATGCAGCCGAGACTGAACTCACTGAGGTTTCAAAGGATATCGAACGGCTACAGCGTGCCGCTCAGCTTGAGCGGGTCGACTACGGCCAGGTTGTTGACACCCGTGGTGTCGCTGGCGAGGTAGAGAATCCCGAGTCGAGCACTGAGCAGCGTGCCGAGCAATACGAAAATGCCTTCGGTAACTACATGCGCGGCGGCCTTGAGCGTTGCTCCATGGAGCAGCGGCAAGCACTCATGGCGCACTTTGATAGCTCGCCAGAATTGCGGGCGCAGGGCATCGGCACTAACACTGCTGGTGGTTACCTGGTTCCTCCTGGGTTCCGCAACGTGCTTCAGGAAACCATGAAGGCTTACGGTGGTTTGCTCAACTACGCCGGGGTTATTAACACCGATTCTGGCCAGCCATTGCAGTGGCCGACCGTCGATGATACCGGCAATGTCGGCGCCATTCTGGCGGAAAACACTCAGATTAGCCAGCAAGACGTGACGTTCGGCACCCTGACAATCGGGGCCTACGTCTACACCTCTAAGGCTGTGCTGGTTTCGCTTCAGCTGCTCAATGACGCGGTATTCGACATTAACCGTGAGCTGCCCCGCATGCTGGGCGAGCGCATCGGTCGTGCGGTTGCTGCACATTTCATCACTGGCACTGGCACTGGTCAGCCCGAAGGCATCGTGCCGAACATCACCGTTGGTGTGACCGGTGCGACTGGCCAAACTCTTACGGTTACGTATGACGATTTGATTGACCTTGAGCACTCGATCGATCCGGCGTACCGCGATGACAACCTTCGGTGGCTGATGAATGATGCCACCCTGAAAGTTATTCGGAAGATCAAGGACACCCAGGGTCGGCCGATTTGGTTGCCTGTTCCTACACCTGGTTTCCCGGCAAGCATTAACGGTATTCCTTACATTATTGACCAGGGTATGCCGGTTCCGGGTGCCAACAACAAGTCTATCATTCTCGGCAACTTCCGCCGTGGTTATCTGATCCGTCAGGTGCAAGGCGTGCAAATGATGAGGCTAGCCGAACGCTGGGCTGATTTCCTCCAGGTGGGATTCTTCGGTTTCAGTCGTTTGGATGCCCGTCCTATTGACCCGAACGCTATGCGTGCGTACAAGCATTCGGCCACCTGATCAGTTGAGATTGAACGAATAGGAGGCCAGGAATGGCTCTTGGTACGGAAGGTAGCGGCAGCGGACGCTCTACGGAAGAGCTTCGTCGTGAATCGTCGCAGCCTCGGGTTGGCCGTAGTAAGCATGATCTGACTACGGCGTCCCCCGACGCGGCATGGGTTGCTGCGGAAGCCTCGGCACAGCCGCGCGCCGACGTAGTGGCCATGGTTAGCCGTGATAAGAATGGAAACCCGGCACAGTCCGAGAATTTCCAGGTCATGGTTGATGACGATGCGCCTGACTACGTTAAAGATGTTGCGTGGAATAAGGCTGGCGAAGAGATGGGCGCGCGGAAGTACGACGCGAAAAAGCATGGCAGTATGCCAGAGCTTGATCACGAAGCGCGCGCAAAGACTGAATCTGACGAGCTGCGCCGAATCCGCAGAGGAGAGTAATTGATGCCTCGGGTACGCATGTTGACCTCGGTAGCAGGTCCGTACATGAACTGGGATGAAGGCGAAGAGATCGACATGACTCCCGAGCAGGCAAACATCTGGGCGGATGGGGTGCGCGGTGAACTCGTGCGCCCCTCCACTCAGATTGAAACCCCCGAAAAGAACTCGTCAACCCGACGCGGTGGATATCAAACTCCGGAAACGCGTCGTCGGTAGGTAAGTGCTGTGACAATTATTAGGTTCGGGAATCCTGCTGCGTTGGAATCGGGCCAATTGTTGACCGGTGAACAAGTTACCACGGTTAATATCCCTGAACGGTATGACGAAGAGCAGTGCTTTGACGTTATTACTGGATTAGAAGGCGTATGGAGCACGTACAGCGCGGCTAGTGCCCCCACGTGGATTGAATCCGATAACGAGGATCTTGCCGAGCAGCTGTCTGAGTATTATGCCTGCCCCATCGGCCGTTTAGGGGAAAAATAATATGCCTCCGCAACGCTGGTATTGCCCAAATTGTAACGCTAAAGCTGTAACGGACAATAAAGTCCCCATGCATCATTGCCCTGGCACACGCGGGCTTATGACGCCTTTGGTTAAAGAGGGCGCAAAAGTAAAAATTGAAGTTGTTGAACGTCAAGATTTCGTCGGTCGTGAACTTGTTCAAACCGACGAACACGGTCGGCCTGTTATGTCCGTAGTCACGACGCGGGACGACGGCCAGGACTGCACCGTTTTTGCTCCCACATCATTTGCTGAAAGGGATTCGGTCTAATGGCCTGGACTGACAGCCGTATTTTCCGGTACTACCTCTACGACAAGCTGACTAACAGTGCTGGCTTGCCGCTGCTTACCGATACGATCAACGTAGCACTTTACAATAACTCTATTACGCCTGACCAGAACGCGGATAGCCAGACACTAATTGCGTATAACGGTGCGGCATCTCAGTGGGTGACCGCTAACGAGGTCACCAGTTCTACTACTGGATGGCCCGCAGGTGGTAATGCGCTGGCAGGTAAGGCGGTCGACAAGGGCACTGCTGGAGTTGTTTTTTTCGATGCCAACGATTTGTCGTCAACTACTTCAACCGCTACTATTGCAAACGCCTACGGCTGCTTGGTATACGACAACAGTGCCACACCAAAGGAAGGTTACTGCTACAACTACTTTGGCGGGGCGAACTCGGTGACAAATGGTACATTCACCATTGTCTGGTCCGCTAATGGCATTATGCGGTTCACCTTGTAGCTGATGGCTATCACCTATGTCAATTCCACTGGGACCAAGAATAATTCTACGACCGCGTTAGCGGTTACGGTTCCGACGGGTGGCGGCGTGGGGGATGTCCTTGTTTTCGGCCTGACCAACTTTTGGCCTCAGCCCTGGTCAACACCCACAGGTCTGACGCTTGGTCTTGTCTGCCGAATGCAAGGTGTAGTAGTTTACGTCTACTACAGGGTTGTTCAATCAGGCGACCCCACCTCCTACACATTTAACCAAAGCAGCGCAACAAAAGCTGTCGGGGTTTGCGTCAGATACTCCGGAGTAGACCAAACCAATCCGATTAGGTTCTGGTCGGCAGGTCAAAGCAACCCTGATGCCGCACAAACGTCAGTGCAGATCCCTGCCGTGCAGAACGTCGGCGCGACCGACTTAAACCTCGCGTTTGTCGGCGCTGGCAGTTCTGCTAATAACGTGACCACACTGATTGGCGCTCCCGCGACATGGACATCACGTCAGTCATTAACGCAAAATGCCGTAAGCAGCAAATCCGTCGCTGGCGCAGTGCTGGAAAAGGCGGCTGCTACTGACACGCCGTCAGCCACCGGATTC